ATGAACGCTAACAAGAGCCGAAAATCAGGATGCGATGCCTGCAGTGTGCAAAATGTCCAAGTCCAAATCATTCCGATCGGACTTGGACAAAACAGCATAAAACGCTCACTGCGTATAGCATCCGGGCACAATATCCATTCTTTTGCGGAATTTGTGTCCAAGTGCTACGAAAAATGTCCAAGCCCGAGCAAATGTCCAAGTCCAAATCCATGTCCAAGTCCAAATCCATGTCCAAGTCCGAGCGGGTTGAAATGTCCAAGTCCAAACTCTGGAGCATGTCCAAGTCCAAAATCTAAGAAGCAGATTGAAATGGAAGGTTATGAAATGGAGAACGACTCAACAATGATCTGGCTGCCCTTGGCGAGGGTAGCTGAGATAACCGGTAAATCGGTAAAGACGATACGAAGGCTGGTGAAGGAAGGCAGCATGGCAGCGGTTAACAGAACTGTAGCCAGTGGCAAGACCCATACCACCAAGACCTTTATCTTCGCACACGGTGAGCTGCTCGATACCGAGATGGCTTACCGCACTCAGCGTGGTCAACAAGCTGTTAACCTTGCTCCGGAGAGAATGACTTTCTGCTCCGAGGTTCGGGACTGCCTGTTTATCACATCATATACTAAGGTAGGAGAGGCGTAATGGAATCCTATGACGATATCTTAAACAGCATAGACAAGGAAGCCTATAATCGGGAAGCCGAGAAGATCATGGCATTGGTGAAAGCCGGACACAAGTTCGAGTTTATCAAGAAACCAGCCGATACCAAGAAATATATCCGAACGGAGATAATTGAGCCTGAGCCGAAGGTTCAAGAGAATCTCCCAGCCCCGGTCACCGTATCTCAGCCAGTGCCGATTCCCGAGCCTGAGCTTCCCAGTCCTATATATGAGGAAGAGGATGAAGACTTCAATCTGGAGCCGGAATCGAAGGAACTGCTCAGCTGCATGGGTGAAGCCCAGTTGTATGCCAAGTTCTGTGAGACTGCCTTGGAGATAGTTGAAAACAGTGAGCAAAAATTGGAAGCCTGGATTCAGATAGCTGCCGACTACAATAATGGCAGACTGGTGCCGGAGCTTTATGCATTCAGAGGGAAACGAACAGAGCGATCCCTTAGAAAGTGGGTAGATCTATATCTCGGTACTGACCGGGATATGTTCGCATTGATCCACAAGAACAGATTCCAGACCCGGGGACGCAAGGTAACCTATCTTGAACAACACTTTCTACTCAAGATGCTACTGTGTCCCAATAAGATTAAGATCGGTTCCGCTATCGCAGCACTGAAGAGCTATGCCAGGTTAGGCTCTCTGGAATCGCCAAGCTCAGTTCCCACCCTGAAGAGATGGTGTAAGGACTGGGAAATGAACAATAGAGCTATCTGGACTCAAGCGAGACTTGGCAGCAAGGCAGTGGCTGAGGACATCGTAAAGACCATCTTGCGAGACAACAGCCTGCTTAACGTGGGAGATGTCTGGGTGGCTGATGGTCATACCCTCGCCTTCGATATTATCAATCCCAAGACCGGGAAAGCTCAACGCATGACCATGATCATGGTAATCGACTGGGCATCCAGATATCCGGTGGGAGCATCGCTTGCCTATACAGAAGATAGCCAGCATGTACAACTCGCTTTCAGAAATGCCTTCCTCAACTATGGAGGAGTACCCAAGTATGTCTATCTCGATAACGGTAAAGCCTTCCGCTCAAAGCTGTTCAATGAGAAGTGGCAAGAGCATGACCTCTCCCATGAACTATCGGGTATCTTCCCAAGATTGGGAGTGCAGGTAGCCTTCGCTGAGAGCTACAATGCCAAAGCCAAGGTCATCGAGAGGTTCTTCAAGACCTTCCAAGAACGCTTTGAACGCTTCGTATCTTCATTCAGAGGTGCTTCCGTAGCCGATAAACCTGCCACTCTGATGCGTAACGAGAAGTGGGCAAGAAAGATGTTCGAGTGTAGTCCTCCCACTCTTCAAGAAGCTATGCAGATGATCGGATTCTTTATCCGGCACTTCTATGGCGAATCACCCCATCTGGGACTGAAAGGCATGACCCCCTGGCAACTTTACTCTAATAGCCCGGTACCCCCGGAACAGAGAGTTGAAGCCAAACGGCTCAACTTCATGATGATGTCCGCAGTCCGCAAGACACTGCGTAATAACGGCATCATGCTCAATAAACTGCAATACTGGGATACTGCCCTGATGGAGCATATCGGCAAGGAAGTGGTAATCAGGTACGATCTGGCAGATCTCAGGTGGATCGCCATCTATGACATGCAAGACAACTTCCTCTGCCAGGCTGAGGTGCGTCGGGCTCAAGACCCCTTCATCCACCTCGATAAAGACAATCCTATCTCGCACTCGGAACTCAATAAAGAATACAAGGCTATCAAGCGGCATCAGCGGCAGATTGCCACCCGCACCAAGATGGTGGTTAAGGCATCGCAGGATGTGGTTCATCGCTTAATGAAGCCACTCCCGGCCCTGGAAAGCAATCCCACCTTTATTCAAGCTCCCATCCTGACTCAACCTACCAGAGAAACGGAAGAGCTGATGCAGAGACTTGAACAGCAGGTGATCAAGCAGATACCTGCTCCGCAAACCGAGCCACAGATAGTGGAGATACCAACCCTGATAGATGGCGAGATCAAACCCAAACAAAAGAGCTTCGATGAGATGCTCAAGTTTATCGGAATCAAGTAGGAGGAATCATGAAACAGAACAAGCTCGTAAAGATAAGCAACGTAGTGGAAGCCGACCAGTGCATCCAATACCTGTTACGCAGACCCAAGATGGAGATGGTGGGACTGGGATTGATCTATGGCAGACCGGGACTCGGTAAGACCACTTATGCCCAACGTATCGCCTTCCAGAGGAACTATATTTACCTCAGGCTGGAGTCGATGACCACTCCCAAGGCATTCTCCACTATGCTATTAACCGCACTCTACCGCAAGTTCGATCTCGGTAACTTCATACCTACCGGATCGACCAATAACCTCTTCAAACTCAGCATGCAGATATTGGATGAGCATCCTGATACGGTGATCATCATCGATGAGATTGACTATGCCTTCAAGCTCGATAAGCTCCTGGGGGCAATCCGGGACATCGTGGATGAGACCTTAACCATTATCATCCTAGTCGGGATGCAGAATGCCAAAGACCGCCTCTCGCAGGTAAGTGAATACTACTTCGACCGCTGTAATGCCTTCCATGAGTTCAAACCGCCTACCAAGCTCGATCTCAGGCTCTTAGCCGATGAGATCATGGATATTCCCATAGATGCTTCTGGTATCGAACGTATCTTTGAACATGCCAAGGGCAGCTTGAGACGTGCCATCAAGATCATGCATGGGATGGAGACAGGCGAATTTGACATCAACACTGAAACCGTTCCGGCACACCTGCTTGAGGAAGTCCAATGACCACTAAAGACTTGGCATTAAACTTTGTGAGCCAGTTCAACAAGCCCTTTGATCTGAATGTGATCTCTGCCCTCATTGACAGGGACCCGGAAGATGTGAAGCCAGTGCTTGCTGAACTGCTCACAGCCAAGCAGATTAGACTGGTCGATCCTGAGCAGGGCATCTATGTGCGGAACAATCGCTATAATGCGAAAGTCGGATACAATCAGAAAGGCTATTGGAGATTCGATCCCAGTGAAGCAACAGCATTACTGGACATTGTCGAAGCAGGCAACTATGGCTCTGTCAGGGCGATAGCCCAAGCCATCGGCAGGAGCCGTCAGTGGGTCTTTGTCTATATGGAAGCTCTGGCATCCATCGGCTGTGTAGGGGTGGAAGGTAAGCAGTATAAGGTTCTCAACCGGGACAGGGTAAAAGAAATCGGGAAGCACATCGAACCGGGTATCCTGGGCAATCTTAAACCCAAATTGAGTGAAGCAGAAAAGCTCAGGAGGGCTGAGGAGAAAGAACAAAGGCATCAAGAACGGTTGCAGAAAAATGCTGCTCGTGAACAAGCATTGAAAGAGAAGCTGATTGATCAAGCCTGGATAGAGTTTAGGGAATCTACCTTGTTCTGGCGCATAACATTCGATACATTCCTCAAGAGAAAAGGGCTGGAGTAAGCCCTCAGGGAGCATTCTATGGATCAGGAACTACGGGAACGAAAACTACGTCAACAAATCCACGCTATCAGGGTCAAGAAGTTCCACTGGCCCCTGGATGCTTTCAAATACATCATGAATGGTCTCGGCTTCGGAGAGTCCTTATCGGCATTATCAGAAGAGAAGCTCCTTGAGCTGAAGTCACTCATGATCAAATACCGTAAGCATGGCAGACCCCTTGAATTCAACTATGACAGGCAGGGTAAATACATGCATTGCCTGATGAAGTCTGCCGGATGGAAAGAGGCTGATTTAAGAGCCTTTATGATCATCCACTACAAAAAGACGCACTGGAACCTGCTGGATACAAAAGAACGCAGAGCCATCATCGCCATGTTCCAGTCCTATATCAAGAAGCAATCAACTCAATCTACTAATGCTCAAGACAATAAAGAAATCGATCCTAAGGAGGATTCACATGAGTAGAAAGTCTACTAAAGCCCCCAAAGAACGCACCCTTACCGATGCCCAAGGACGGGAGATATCTGTTAAGGTGCTCAACCAAGACATCATCGAACGGGAGACAGCCATCAATAAAGCGATGGATAGTGCTCTCAAACTGCAAGAACGTATCATCGCAGACAAACAGAAGATCATCGGCATCGTCGAAGACTACCTGAGTGAAGCAGCCTGACGCAACGGACTCGAATGGAAGGGCAATGCCCTGCTGATCAGCTTCAATGAGAAGTACCGCATCGAAATACGTTACCGGGAGAAGATTCAGTTTGGCATCGAACTACAACTTGCCAAGCAGAAGATCGACGAGTGCATCAAAGCCTGGTCAGTTGACTCCAGTGACAATCTCAAAGCCATAATCAATGAAGCCTTCCAGGTGGATAAACGTGGTCAGTTAGCCCGTTACCGTATCTTCGCCCTGCGCCGTTACAAGATCAAAGACCCAACATGGAAAGAAGCAATGGAACTGATCGACAAAGCTATCATGGTAACTTCCACAAAGCAGTACATCTCTTTTGCTGTCCGGGATGATGCCGGGAACTACCACAAGGTCGTGCTTAACTTCAGTGCCCTGTAATTCTGTCGCATCCTTATGCAGCAGTTTTTGACCTAATACAGGGGGCTACAAATGATGACCGCAGTAATGACACAAGAATACGAGGTAAACGTGGATAGTTTCAATGACCGATACTACAGACCGGATGAGATAGCCGACATGCTGAATGTCGACCGCTCCACCGTCTATCGTATGATCAAGGATATTGCCGATCCTCTTCCCGCTTACCGCATCAATGACAAGGGACCGCTTAGGGTTCATGGTAAAGACATCAACAAGTATCTGGAAAGCCACAAGGTAAGACCTGAGTATGAGTAACGCTCTTGAGTTCCGTATCAAGCGGGATAACTGCAAAGCTACTTATCTCAATGGTAATACCGATCCCACTGAGCTGGCGGTGATCTTCGGGGTCTCCGACATCACCGTCCGCAAGTGGATCAAGAGTGGCAAGTGGGATGAGTTGTTCAAGGAAGAGCGTAAGCTTGACCATGAGATCAGCTTAGCCCGCAAGAAGGCACTCATCCAGGCACTTCGTGAGTATGCCAAGAACCCGGCAGATACAGCGTTACAGAGCTTGGTCTCACTCATTAAACAGAACCAGAAAGACTCTGAGCCTGCCAAGGAACTGAACGACTATATCGTACGCTTCCTGGATCAGGTAACCGACTTTATGATCGAGAAAGGACATGAGACAATGCTGAAACAGTTCCAGGGTATAGTCCTTGACCTTGCTGAGTACTTAAGAGTAAGAAATGGATAATTATACAGCCACGGACATGGTTGCCTCCAAACCAGACCTGCCTACCCTCCAAACCCTCCATGCCTACAGATCAAGCGGAGCCGTCGCCTCCGGCTCCGCTGATCCTTCCGGACCCTAAGTTATGTCCAAGAAGTTCATTCAGCGACATAACAAGGCACTGGCGGAGATCGCTTCCAAGACGATCTCCGTCTTGCCTTTTATAGACGATAATCCCGAAGCCAAGACTGATAGGATCAGGAGAACCAACGGAGCGGGCTGGTATGCCTTCTCGTTCTTCTGCCATACCTACTTCCCGCATATCTTCCCACTACCTTTTTGCCCAGCACATGAGACTATGTTCGATGAGACTGATAAGGGCTCAGGTATCATCGGAATCACAGGTTTTCGTGGGCTGGGCAAAACGGTACTCATGGGAGTGGTCTATCCGATCTGGAGGATCATCAAAGGTGAACGCTATGTGATCCACACTGCAGCAGACGTAGATCTGGCACAGGAGCGGACTGCCTTCACCTTACATGAACTGCAGAACAATAAGCGGCTCACGATGGACTATCCTGAGCTGCAGCCAGTGGATGCCTTTGATCTGGACTTCTATCTCAAGAATAAAGCCAGGATACGAGCCAGAAGTATCAAGCAGAGTCATAGAGGTACTATCAATCCCAAGACTGCCAAACGTCCCGGTTTGATTGTATGTGATGATATCGACAAAGAAGAGAATATGGGTAACCAGTCCATTGGTAAGAGACGCATGGAGAAGATCACTCAGGAGCTTGCCGGAGCACTCTCACCTGAGGGAAATGGCAAGATCATCTGGCTCGGTAACCTGGTACATCCCAATTACTCCATCTGCCAGTTTCAGGAGCTCATATTAGGCGATTTACGGGCAGATAATCCAGAATTAGACATAGCATACCAGATCGCATTAAAGACCCACCAAAAGGCGATATTGCGCTTCTCTCTCGAAGATATGCATGGCAAGTCCATCTGGGAAGAGCAGTATCCTACTGCCACTCTTCCAAACCTGCGAGCCAAATTCGGGCATACCGGTTATCAGAGGGAGATGTTAGGACAGCCGGTAATCGAAGGCAACATCTTCAAGAACCACTGGTTCACCAGGTATAGAACCCTTCCCGACCCATCCCAGATGAAGCGGGTCTGGCTCTATGCCGATCCTGCCTGGGGAGAGAAGGGCTGTTACAAAGCTGTTATCTCCATAGGCTATGACGGTAATCGTTTCTACGTGCTTCATGTCTGGATACGTCAGACCGAGAACACCAAGTTCTTCAGATACTACTACGATGCCTATCAGGAATTGGATCGAATCTACAGGGTCAAAGCCCGGGCAGCCTGTGAAACCACCTACGGTCAGGCACGTATCCTTGCAGACTTTGATCGGTGGGCTACTGACAATCATCTGCCTCCCATATCGCACAGAATCAAGCGGATAGATAACAAAGATAACAAGAACCTTCGCATAGAACGAACTGAGACAATCATCGAGACAGCCAAGATACTCTTTCCGGAGAACCAGGACACACCAACCCTGATCAGTCAGTTCCTCACTTATCCTGATGGCTATATTGATGGTTGTGATGCACTGGCAGGTTGTCTGGAACGGTTCTCTGAATACGACATTGGCAGAAACAGAGTTAAAGTCCGGAGGTTCTCCTTCTGATGAACTACTATGATCAGCTTATGCTTGAATACTACCGGGTCCTGAATAATGCCTGGAAAACCGAGATCAGAGACGCTACCCGACTTGCCATACAGATGCTGAGTGATATGCCACGAGCTGAGAAGATTGACAAGGACTCCATAGAAAAGCTAATGAGCATCATCAATACCCAGTTGGGAGATGACTTCGCAGCCCTGGTCAATGAGCCCACCAAAGCGATAATAGACCGCTGTGTGCGGCTCGGACTGAGGGACACCCAAGTGCAAGCTCCCACAAAAGCCAGCATCGGTCTCTGGGGCATCGAAGATCAGCATCTCTCCTCCACCATTCAAAAGCAGCAGTTATTCTGGATAGGCAATCACTTTGAAGCCGATGTGAGGCAGAACTTCGCAGACACTCTCTCCAAGGCTATCGAGCAGGGATATACGAAAGAGATGCTGGCTGATACCCTCAAACAGCAGTTCGGTGACATCGCAGAGAAGTCCTCCCACTACTGGCAGGGACTGGCAGAACATACTTCACTAAGGATCAGGGAGTTCGGAAGGCTGCAAGGTTACAAGAAAGCCAGAGCCAGATACTACAAGCTTGTGGTGATCCTGGATGACCGCACCAGTGACATCTGCCGGGCTCTGGCTGCCCAAGACAAAACATACCCTCTAAACGATGCTCTGGAAGTGATGGATAACCTCATGGCTCTGGATACCAAGTCCAACAGCCTGGATGATGCCAGAGACTACATCAAAGCGCTTACACCGTGGGTTAGTAAAGATCAGATTGTTTATAACAGCAGTGATGAACCCATCGGTGTCTCAGGAGCACATACTCCCTTCCCACCGTTTCATTGGAAGTGTAGGACGACGACAGCCTGCTCATAAAAAAAGTCCTGGACATTTTTTGCCCCTCGTAAAGAATGGCTTTGAGGTTAAAATGAAGTTTATTGAATTATTTGCTGGTTGCGGAGGCATGTCTCTGGGACTGGAGAAAGCAGGTTTTGAACTTGTTTTTGCTAACGAGTTGTCACCCATGGCAGCCGAAACATATGTATTTAATTTGTTGAAAGATGAGTTAAGTACAGGAAAAGCAAATCATACTTTGTGGCTAAAGTCAAGTTTTCCCCGACAACACATCTCTGAAAGATTGAACGAGCTTCCATCGGTAGCCAAGGAGGGAAGCTACACGGATATGAAACTAATGAATATATTTCCCAATAAAATGATTATTGGCGATGTCTTAATGCTTGAGAAATACCTTTTGGAGGATAAAACAAGAGGAATTTCGATAGAAAATGTGGATTTGTTAGCTGGAGGGCCTCCATGCCAGAGCTTTAGCTTGGCTGGGAAAAGAAATTTGTATGATCAAAGGAATGAATTACCATTTGTCTTCGCTAGAATCGCTAGTATAGTACAGCCAAAGGTTGTTTTATTGGAAAATGTGCAAGGTATTACTTCTAGTTTTCTCAGCAAGGACAACGTCAGGCATCATGCTTGGGTTGAAATTTCTAAGGAGTTTGCTCGAAGGGACTTTATACCAATTTCTATGGTTATTAATACTAAATACTTTGGCGTACCGCAAAACAGGCCAAGATATGTTATGCTTGCTTTTAGAAAAGACATCTATAGTAAACTAATCAAGGCCAAAATTCCATTCGCACAATTACTAAACGATTACGGCAGGATCTTTTACAAAACGAAAGATGTCGACAATATACATCCATCACAAGTAACCATTATTGATCAGGTTAAAGATATCGAATTGTTTGATGGAATAGCACTACCGAGTACAGATGAAAAACTCGTAACTGCAGAACAGGCTATCGGAGATCTGGTCTCAAGCCCTAATGATGCCATTATAAGTAATTACGTTACTGCTGTTAACAGATTATTCACAACAAACAAGCTTAATCATACGATCATCACAAACCATGAATTTAGGAAACATGGAATGGTTGTTAGAAGACGTTATCGTCTTTATCAAGTGTCTTCAGGACTGACAAATGGTTTGAAGAAGGAACTCAACACAATCATCAATGGTGAGACATCCATTTCCAAGGAGTTAACTAGTTACTTACTTGAACAGCGGTTGTATTTTATAGATGATTACCATCCTTGCTTAAGGAAGCCACGGGACGTTGAAGAGTTATTATCCCATTTACACAGCTTACCTACACGAAAGAGAACTCAGCGAGCTATGTCAGGTGGATTACCAGCACCTGCCCAGTTAACAATTCCTGATGATATTTGTCACTATTGCGAGCATGAGATAAGGACACTAACTGTTAGAGAAATGGCTAGGCTCCAATCATTCCCAGACAGTTTTGTTTTCAAGTCAAAAACAACTTCTGGAGGAAAGTTAAGAAGGCAAGAAACTCCTCAATATACGCAGGTTGGTAATGCTGTTCCCCCTTTGTTGGCATATAGATTTGGACTATTCATTAAGGGTGTTCTGGAAGCAGTCTTGTAGTACCATCCCCCACCAAATCAACCGTGGTTAACCTACTTAATGCTACACCCACATACACAGAATCAATGCCTTTCCTAACTCTACTTCTTTCAACAGCACTTTTCTTTATAGCGTCACGTAAGTCCTGAAATGTCCCATTAGTGACAGAAACCTCAACTATGGCATTAATCAGTATATCTGCGTACATGTTAAGCACAAAAACTTGTTCATCAGGAACATTGCATGGAGTAGAAGCCATGTAAAAATCCTCTTGAAATCCAAGAAATACCTTGGATTGATTCATAGATGTTCTAAAAATAGATCTGGTAAAAAGGGTCCAGCAGGAAATTGCAATGATACACCTGTTCTTGATAATATCTATATTATTTTTATCGATCAAAAACTTCCTTAAGCCGAAGTCATAGTATAATCCATCTTTGCAGCCATGAGTACATAAGACAATTGTTTCATTGCTTGATATATAATCAACCGAATATTTTATACCACTTTGAACATCTGACATGTAGTAACTGACATTGGGTTTCGGAAAACAAGTAGAAAACTGATAGTGTAAATCTTCTATTACTTTACTAAAATCACATATGTCTGCGTCAACACCATTTCTATAAAAACCAACCGTCTGCATCTTTCATCCTACGCTTCTGGTTCAGTATATTGAGCAATCATCATCCTAGTAAGTGATGCGACAAAGTCCTGGCCAACATCCGATTGAGCCCTTATCTGCATGATCAGTTCACTTGTCGAATAAAAAACACCAGAGATGTAAATTTTTTGCTGAGAATTCTGATATGTGTGAAGGATACTAACAAGATTCAAAGTTATCGGATCAATCTCCTGGATGCATTTACAGATTATTTCCGATACATGCTCTTCATTGCGAGGGCAAATCCCATTTACTCGGTATTCGTTAATCCAACGTAACAATAGCGATCCGTGAATTTGGATATCTAAGCCCTTAAGCTTGTCTTCGTCAACAAGACTTGAAAACAAGATAATCTTAGATAGTCTATTCATTTTTCTGTAATTTGTTAAAGACTCAAGTAACGAAGAACACTCAGTATCATTGTCGCTCGATTCCAGCAAAATATCGAATAGAATCAAATCATACTCAGGGTTCTGTGATAAGTAATCATTGAGGACATCAACGCTTTTGAACTGATGGAAAACAAATTCTACAAAACAAGATTTCTTCTCAAGAATGCGTGTTAACACTTTAATGTTAATAGGAGGTTTATTTAAACCAATATCGGTATCATCAATGATAAGAGCTTTGTACTGAACGTCCTGCGGCTTCATTATGATCTCCTTTTATATTTAAAAGTTAATTTGAATGTTGTTGTGAACCCATTTAAAGGCACATCACATAGCTCGATCTTAGCCCCAGCCTTATCAATCAGAGATTTTGTAAATGTTAAGCCAATACCTGAGCCTTGCAGATTTCTGGTTGTAGTTTCTCCGAGAGAAAAAAGCGTTAACCTGGCATCCCGCGACAATCCTCGACCAGTATCTGAAATCATCAGAACAAAGCTATCATCACTAATTAAATAGTCAAGCGATATAATCTTTGTTTGTGCTTCAAAAACAGCCTTGCACGCATTGTCGATTAGGTTAGATATAGCAATGTCGAGAGAGTGTCTGTTTATCTGAACATCAATATTGTTAACTGCATCTGACAAGTTGTTTTGAATCTTTATGTTTTCAAGTCTTAGTTTAGGCAGTACAGCGGCAATAAATTGCTTAATAAAACCATTAACTGGAATGCTTTCAGACGGCAGCAAAATTGGGTTCACGCTTTTAAGTGCAAAATCTACGAACTTTTGAATTCGATCTATGCCAAAATAAAAATCCTCCCAAACAACCTCGGGATTCTCCATCTCGCTCTCAATGACTAATGACTTTAACATGCTGATACTTGTTTTCACTTCATGAAACAGTTTAAAAAGGAGGGTTTCAGAACTAGATAAGCTCGCCAGCAATTTAATTCTATTATCAATCGATTGAGTCATCTTAGCAAGATTTCTTACAGGTTCCTCGTACTTTTCGTGAAAGTCATCCATCTCCTTTATAAGAGTTTCTTTTTGTGGCTGACTTAGTGGCATTTCTTGGATTATTTTTGTTATAGACTCTACATCGTCGTCAAAAGCTCTTTTAAACTCAGAGATCTTTAGTTTCAGAAGGTCAGTTTCTCCTCGAGACTCATATTCGATACGCTTGAATATGAAACTTTGCAGCTTTTTAAGTACAGTCCAGATAAAGTCATCCCTTAGTTTGAGAAAAGCCGGATCGTCTTCAATCAACCCCAATCTATTTGTTGAATCTCTTAGGCGAGAATTTTGCCAATCCTGCTTTCTTGATATTTGAACATACCCTAACAAATCTCTTGATCCTAAGGTTCTGAATAATCCCTGAGAGTGTTTCTGGTCAATACGCAACCAATCATTTTCTGGTTCACCGTAGGGTAATACCCGGAACGCGTCCCTGTATAAACGTATATTCCCATAGTCCCTTGTTGACACACCCGTAAGTTTTGTGAACTTTCCCTTGTCATTGCTATCAAGATAATAGGCTCGAAACTTGGCTCGCCCAAACCTCTCATTATCGTTATGGAAAAGAAATTCCCCCGTACCTTTCTCAGCAACCACTCCCTGATAGGTTATTGAGTAATTATAAACTCCAGATGCCATGATTTCTGCCTGCACAAATGTCGATAAGTTTGAAAAAACATCATTTTTTATTATATAACTATCACTCGGGGCACTATCAAGCTCAGATCGATAAATCTCTATATGAATTTGAAAATCAAGATTGTCAACGACGTCAGGGGCAACCATTTTTCTCAAGTTTTTAACTACAATATCATAATCATAAAGAGACCATCTTTCTCTAAGATTACTTATAGTGAGCTTTACCCCTGAGGACATCAGACTACTATTTTCTGTTGTATGAAGCTCCAGTTTTATATCTTCAATCTTCTTTGTATGATCGTTAAAAGCATCCCAATTCACTATGATTGAGCTCAAACGACTCGTATTTAGAGAGCTAACTGCTTTTAATTCGAGTTTTGAACCAAGAATATCGACACCAAGTCTTCCGATGCCTTTTTCTCCATTCAGGATTCTTTTAAGATATTGCTGGTTTAAGTCTTGTGGCTTACTATCAATTTTTTCAACAGCACCATTGCTAACAACATAATCGATTTCGTCGATGTCTTCCTTTATCGCTGTGCCTAGCTGTAGCCAATTATCAAGAATCTCCACATCAGTCATTCCGCTTCCATCGTCTTGTATTTCTATCAGTGAATTTGAGTCAGAACATAACGTTTTAGTCGTAGGATTAGCCTTCTTTAATTTGTCCCATGTGCTATCATCAGGATTCACGATAAGTTTAAACCCTTTAAACCTAATGTAGACATTCCTTGCACCCGCATCATATGAGTTCTTTATCAGCTCATATAGGGCAACTGTCTTATTGGTAATCAAGTGCCTGCCTAGTAATTGCTCCACTTTAGCGTTTACAGTAAAGTTAGTTTTCATGTGTTGGTTACTTCCGTTAGTTTCAAGTTCTGAATGGGTTACGGTTGAATTATTCATTTACCAATTTAGACGTATATTCGTTGTTATTGAGGAAGTATAAAACTTTATTTCTCACTATGTCAATGTCATTTAGTTCACACTCCCAAATGATCAAATATCTCCACCCTAAATCGGTTAGTTCTTTTTGTACTGCAATATCTCTTTGTCTGTTGTACGTAAACTTTTTCGACCAATAATCTTTATTTGATTGTGGAAGATGTGCACAACTACAGCCTACATCGTGTTGATGCCAAAAACAACCATGTATGAAAATTGCTTTTTTCATTTTGGTGAATGCAATATCTGGTTTTCCAGGAATCACCTTCAGGTTAACACGATACCTGAAGCCCATTCTGTGGATCATACTTCGAATAACCAATTCCGGTTTGGTGTTGCATGACCTATTTGCTTTCATCATTCTGCTACGGATTTCAGGAGTAGTATTATCCATTTACAACGCAGTACTCCATAAAACAATCTAAAAAATCATCGTTGATACCTTTAATCCGCCTCCGTTGACAAAGCGAAAAGAGCTCCTCGACTGCACCATATGACATGAATCTTGTATTCATATCCTTATACTGATTTTGGTTAGCTAACTCTATGACTTTTGATCGCAGAGATTCTTCTCCAACAATTACCCATCTAGTGTCAATTGGAGGAATCTTACTTTTAAACTCCATCATTCTGGATAAACCCCTGACTACTCCAGTCGTGTGCTCAATCTCGAATACTGCTGGCATGAATCTCGAGTTTCTGAACCAAATAACGTCAATATATGACGCTGCCCTTTGTGCGTCATGGTATGCTTGTATTTGCTGAACTTTCTTAAGGTCATTAATAACTCCTTCGATTTCGCACAATTTACTACCCCGGTATTGAATTCCTCGATCATTTTGTGCCACCCAAATGGATGAACCCAGTTGGACACCTATAAACAATAATGCTATCTGAATCTGTGCATGCCTTCTTTGGATATCAATATCCAACTCGGGACTATTTGGAAAAACAGGAATTTCAATAGCGTCGTATACGGCTTCTGCAGTTGGTATTTCAGAAATTACAAAGTCTGTTTTAGCCTCTACTATTACGCCTTGAGCGTGAGGATTATCTGGTCTGTAGAGAAGGTGCTTATGTCCGCTTACTACTTTAGAACCTGTGCTTGTTTTTTGTATCCTTCCTGGATAGCAATAGTAAAACTCGGGAGTATATGCTAAAAGAGCTTCAAGTGCTGATCTTGTATTGTAGCTCGCTCCAAGTATCCTGTCAATATTGATAGGGTAGTTTTCCGAAACAGCATTAGCTATTCTTAAGAGCATTTGTGATGATATTGATGTTCTGATAGCTTCAATTGTACCCTTGCCCTTGTTAGGGTCGTATCGTTTGATATAGATGGGGCCTTCAGGCTGCCTTACTTCATCAATAATGATTTTCGTGGTTGTAGTATTATCGATGTAATTGTAGTGTATATTCTTATCCAACTTGTTGATTGCATGTATTATATTGCTAACAGTCACCGACATCATTTTCTCCTAAGTAAGACAAGATTGTTTTAGCTATTCCTAAAGCCAACAGGTATGGAACCCCATTCCCGATAGATTTAAACATATCGGATAATGACATGTCATTGGGTAAATTGAACTCTGCAGGCAAAGATTGAATAGATAGTGCCTCAGCCACTGATATTCTTCTTTCAAAATAGGGATGTAGGTGCACTTCATTATTGCCATATGCAGCAGTTGGAGAATATCTCCACCGATGAAGCCGTTTATAAGACTTTTTTGAAACGTCACCTTCTGCAATCGTTTTAAACTTTGCTAGTCCAGCTCTTGGCACGAAGCAATGATGAGTGTTTGGATGCTTCAAAACATTGTTTTTCGTAAACCAGTATTCGACTGCCAGTTCAACATTGATACCAGCTGGGCATGAACTCTTTGAATTTGAATGGAATTCAGTTGTTTGGGGCCAGGGCAATCCACTTATTTCAGATAGATTATGCTCCTTGTACTTATCCCACGGAAAATCTGTTAAATATCCATTTTGCTCATGATGCTTACTCAACTTCAGAAAAGATTCATGAAACCCGATTAGGATAATTCGTTCCCTGTCCTGCGGGACTCCATACTCAATTGCATTAACTAAGCTTTCTGTGACTCTATACCCATTCTTAATCAGGATTGCCTTAATCTCTTCGTAGAATTCACGGTGTCTTTTGGTGCGCCACAAGCCTTTGACATTCTCAAACAAAAAACCATCGGGCTTGTATTCTAGGATTATATCTACATATGATTTTGATAACTTGCCATTATCTCCATTCTTACCGTGGTTTTTTCCACCGACAGAGAAATCTGGACATGGGGGACCCCCAACAAAAAAGACCCTTTGATTTCTGGACTTTGAATCACATAGCGCATTTTTCAAAGAGTTTTCCAATCTGTTATCTAAAGCTTCGTCGATGCTAGCGTTCCAATACCCATACATGGGAGCTGAAAGTTTCATACACTTTCTTGCATATTGATATCCATGTAAGAATGCTCTCTTTATATCACTAACAAACTCTATATTGAATCCTGCATTCTCGAAACCTAGGTCTAAAAGCCCTATTCCCGAGAAGAACGAATATACATCGATACTTTTTGCAATATTACTAACTTGTAGCATAACTACTCGTCTCCATCACAATGTGTTTCTCACCGACCATGACAAATCCTGTAAATGTTTCTTCATGGTAATTACTAATGCTTCAAAGGTCAGATTCTGTCAATACTAAAATCTGTCGCAACCTTATGCATCCATATTTGTGTTTATACAGGGTAGTGGCTTCCTTGCACTGGATAGAGTATCCACTGACATCGCAAGGAGACACAATGGAAGCTAACTTACTGGAACGCATGAAAGAACAACTGCTGAGACATGAAGGTCTGAGGCTGAAGCCTTACCGCTGCACAGCTGGTAAATTAACCATCGGGGTTGGTCGCAATCTGGATGATTGCGGTATCACTCAGAAGGAAGCTTATTTGCTCTTAGAAGGCGATATTCTGCAGTGTGAGAGACAAATTCTGGCTGAGATTCCAAAAATCTATCTTCAGATTGATGAGGTACGTAAATCGGTACTGCTGAATATGTGCTTTAACATGGGCATAAAAGGACTACTTAGCTTCAAAAACACCCTTGCGTTCATAGAAGCAGGTGACTGGGAACGGGCTGCTAATAACATGCTTGCCTCCAAATGGGCAAAGCAGGTTGGTCGCAGGGCGATTGAGTTACCCGAACTGATGAGAAAAGGCAAGTGATACCAATCCCGGTCGAGATAGATGCCATGCTCGATATACTCAATCTTCCTAAGGAGATGGGTGATAACGGCATATTCAAAGAGCATAAGGCTATCGTAATGGAGACTATCAGAACCATCGTCTTACCGGAATATTACAATCGTGCTATACAGGATGATATGCCGGAGGAAGAGCCATTTCTGATCTCTTTTCGTTTTGGGTTCTGTTTCCTGATGCTGCACAGTACTTGTGAGTTTCTCAATTTGAAGACCCTGGGCGAGGGAATAGTGAAGACCGTAGGATTAGACCAGTCTGCTACCGAACTGCTCACAGGGAGCGAAATTGACGCATTCAAAGCTAACCTTGAACTGAGAGCACTGACCGTACTTCGAGACTATCTCAATTCCACTGGTTTACTTCGGTTGGATGAGTTGAAACCCCGACCTCCAAGAGTGATCCGGGTGGGAGTGATCTGATGCCTGATAGCTATACCACACCGGATGAGCTGATGCGGGAGATCTACTTGGCTATCTATACTGCTCTGGAGAGCCGTCTGCATTTGATCGGTTCTGTGATCGATGCTGAGTCCCGAAAGGAGATACTGGCACAGCAGATCTACGATAAGGGTGACTTTTATGGCAATACCGGTTATCTGGTTGAGACCAGTCCTGATGCCATGATCCTCAGAGTAGGCTCCAACGTCAAACACGAGCCTTTTGTATTGGGTGGCAAAGTGCCTTCCTGGACTCCGATCGCTCCACTGATCGCCTGGGTCGAACGCAAGCACCTGTCTTGGACTGATAAAGAGACAGGAAAGCTGCTGACCGTAGCTGAGATCGCTTATCTCATTAGGGGCAAGATCAAGCGGGAAGGCATCGCTGCCCGTAATGTATTCGCTGAGGTTATTGCTAACCGGGAGCAGTGGATATACCAACAATTGAGTTCTATCGAGGTAAGTCTATGACCGCTCATGAGAAGTTTATCGCAGACCGGAATCGGATAGTCGATGCATTGAAGTATTCCGATATCCCGACCATCCAGTTCAACAAGGATGCTATCCCCAAGCAGTTGCCCTGTGCTATTGTGATTCTGGACTCAGAGACAGGCAAGAATGGCACTTCAAGACAGTATGTTAGTACTGATTTGGCTTGGACAGTGTTTCTGATTGTCAATGCTCAGAACGTGGATGATCCAGATAACGACCTTTACCAACTCAAAGAGAAGTTCCGCTCTTTATATCTCAAGCTGATGAACCGGGACTTGCCCAGTGTGGAATACTACACCAGCCGCATCGACGGTACCAGACTGGTCAGGATCGCCAAGATCGACCTGCTCAAGGCAGGAACAGGAGCATCGGCATGAGAGTGATGCGACTGGGTGGATATAACCTGGCGATCAGTTCTGCTACTGAACTCCTGGAGACCAAATACAAGCCTGAGCCGATTGACTTATCCAAGTGCAGCCGGGTCGGTAAGCAACTGATCTCCAAAGCAGCCGAGACTAAGAAAGTGGTCTCTCAGCCCTACTCGATGAGTAACCTGCTCAACCTCCTGGATACTGATGAGTACCACTCCGGTTGTGTGGATGCCTTGTCTATGGCAACTGTCATGGAGTTCGACTGCAAGAACAGCCAGGTAAAGTCCTGGATGGAAGCTGCCGAGTTTCCTGCCTGTGAAGACCAGACCACTATCCTGGCTGAGATGATCAAGTTCTATCTCACCTGTGGGAATGGCTTCCTGATCAAGATGCGTAACGCTCAGGGACAGTGGATGGGACTCGAACGTATGCTGCCCAGTGAAGTGCAGATCGTAGAGAACTATGACGAGTTCGGCTTCTTTCGACCTAACTATATCCAAGTGAAGAACAACCAGAAGAAGGACTTCGCCTATGCCGATATCATCCACATCAAGAAGAGCACCCATAAGAGCAATGCCTGGGGCTTGGCCTGCCTGCCGATAGCCATTAATGTCGAGATACTCTCCGAGATCAAGACCTTCGACTACAACAACTTCAAGAACGGGCTGATGATCGATTACTTCGTGATTGTGGAAGGTGGCACGCTCAGAGACGGAACCGTTACAGACGAGCAGGGCAATGAAGTCCTCACCGATGCCTATACCGAGATCGAAAAGGCACTCACCGAGGTCAAAGGCAATGCCAAGAGCCACTCTACTGTACTAATCGAAAGCGAGAGCCGGGATGTGAAGATACGCCTCGAGCCACTGCGTCAGCAGGACAGGGAAGGTGGCTTCATCACTCTTAAGAAAGACTTGCGGGAAGGTATCTTCGCTTATCACCGGGTTCCGGCAAGGATCGTCTCACAGCTGATCCCAGGGCAGCTGGGTGGCGATAACAAGAGCGATATGCTGATGTTCTACCACTTCGTAGTCAAGCCACTGCAGAATCGCCTCGCACTTACCCTGGCAATAGAGTTCAACTTTGAGTTCGGGTGGAACCTCACTCCGGACGACTTCAACTTCGGCAATCTAACCGAGAAGCTCCAATCTGCGGATGATCAACTCTTTATGCAAAGCCGAAACTTTGGAGTAAAGTAACATTGGAATTTTAACATAATTAACTACATCAGTGAAGGAAAACAGTGTCTGTTTCGATCATTATTACTCTCTTTACAAAAGGACTGGATTAGTCTGTCCATGTCAAACCCATATCTATCAAATCCAATAAATACTGAATCACCAGTCCAATCATCGAACCTGAAAGCTATGGCATTCAGCTCATTGATTGAGTTAAAGATACCATCGATTTCCATGTATCCCTCAAAATTCCCAAGAGGAAACTCTTTAACACCAAAAACGGGTGTTCCGATTTTTCCAAAACAAGATATCCATAATGGAGCGGTATAAACTAACTCGTCAGAACCTAGGTATATGAATGCTGATGAAGTTGGTCGATGATGAAGAGGTAAATGGGTCATATCTATCATGAGAATAGTATTTTTTGACAACTGGGAAGATTTACAATTCTGTACTACTTTCCTTATAATGTTATCTATTACTAGTAGATTGGCATTATGGCTGTATTTTTCAGTGTTAGCTCTATGAGGTTGGCAAACGATGGGAGCACCAAAATGTACGCCCTTCTTTTTCGATTTCTCCTCAAGTTCTATGTTAACTTCTAACATCTGCTCTTGAAGTCCAGCCATGTTGATTACTGTGTTCATAGGCATTAGGCACTTATTTTCCACAAAGTAATCTTTCCCAGCGAGTACTATTCTGAAATCAGGCGTGCTATAACTCTTTCTTGCTAAAGGAGTTATATCGAGATCATTATGTTTCAGTATTAAATACAAAGTTACCTCGCTATAATCCTGATAAAACTGGCCATGATACTCATCATACTGAACCGTCATGTTGCTAAGAGTGGATAGCATTTTGTTTTTCATTGTATTCACATAAACATCATCACTTGAGTCGATCATCTCAAGATAGCGGTCTTTGACATTGTTCAACACTATATTGAGGGTTATTGATTGCGTTTCGGACATAAAACATTTAAAGCTTTGTTGTAGAGACATATATTCTCCCTATTCATTTTGTACAAGTCTCTTAACCACCATAAATAGCACAAGTAAAATCTCATCGATGCTTAACTAAAACTGTCGCACAGTTAGGCATGGTGGTTTGTCATTATGGCTTAGCATAAAATCATGAACTCAAAACAATAACAAGGAGATTACATGAATATCTTCGGAACTAAGAGCAGGATCGTCAAAAAGGGCGAACTGCGCAATGTGGAAGTCGAGCTGGTCTCGCTCCTCTTTGACGAGATGAACCCGGCTAACCAGAAAGGCTTTGTGGTCAAGAATGCTTCCGGACGGAGCTTTGAACACAAGATCAACTCCACCAAGTTCAAGAGTGAGACATCAGGCACTCAAGGACGGCTTTACGTCACTCTGATGGAGCCTAACATCCATGACTCCCAGGGGGACTATTACACCCGGGAAGAGATTCAGAAGTCCTGTGATCACTTCGCCAAGCACGGCTTAGTCGGCAAATGCGATGTAAACCACAATATGCAGCCCGTACCGGAGTTTACCGTAGTGGAGAACTACCTACTCAAGACCAGTGACCGGGAGCATTTCCCCGATGCTAAAGTCGGCTCTTGGGTGCAAGTCCTCAAGTGCGAGAACCTGCAGAGTGAACTCTGGCAGAAGGTCGAGAAGGGCGAGTTCAATGGGGTATCCATCTATGGACGGGCCGATGACTACGGTGGCACCGAAGCCAGCTTAGCCGAGATCAAGAACGAACTGGGCAGCCTGCGTAAGGTAGCGGAACTGAACAACAACAGTGAGATGCAGAAAGGTATCACTGCCATCACTGAGCGGATCACCGAGCTTGAGAAGAGCAGTGGCACTGTAATCGTCTCGGAAGCCATCAAGAGCATCGAGAAGAGCCTGAAAGACCTCTCAGTCACCATGACCAGAGCTATCTCCAAGAGCATTTCAGGTGAGCCGGACGGCAATCAGATGAATGCGGATAAAGAAGTCATGATCGATGGTAACAAGATCGTGGTCAAAGCAAGCCACCGGGAGATCTACAAAGGCATCTCCGATGTAGACTCCGGTAAAGCCATGAACATCCTCAATGCTAATACCACATCTCTGTTTATCGATGAAGTGATTGGCAGCCAGCCCGGTGATACCCTTTCCGATATCTCGATTATCCCACTCCTCAAAGATGAGAAGATCGATGCCGGACTGATTGATGACCTGGTATTCAAGAATAGTCTCGATGGTGCTCTTACAGCTCAGACCGTAGCCACTGCCGATCTCTCTGTCCCCACTGGGATACTCAATGCTGAGTTTACCTTAGGCAGGGATGTGGTGGAGTTCTATAAGGACAAGTACGGTGAGGATGCCTTCGGAGCCTATGTAGAGAACCATATCGCCAAGAAGACTGAGAAGGCTATCCGTCTGCTACTCTTCAAAGGTGACAGAGTATCTGCCACTGCCAAGCTGAAGGGACTGGATGGAGTGATCAAGCTCGCTACCACCGCCACCGATGTCACCAACCTCTCCAAGACCACCTACAATGACTGGGCGAAACGCTTCGAAGCTGCACTCCTAGCTTTCTCTGATGAGATGTTAGAAGAGCAGGAGAACTTCAAGTTCTATGTCAGTCAGAAAGACCTGATCCGTATCAGAGCCGAACTCGCCAAACGTGAGACCGGAGCCGGAGACAGACTGCTGCTCGAAGGCGGTAACGTATCCTTTGCGGGGATTCCTGTAAAGCCACGTCTCATGGCTGATGACTACATCATCGGCGGTCTGCCCAAGTTCATCATCATCGGTTACCGTACCGATGCCGAACTCAAGGTTGAGCACCATGGCGCAGACTGGAAGTACCACTGGTACATCCGTATCCGTCCCGGGATCACCTACATCTCCGGCTTCGTGAAAGTGTTCAAGCTCACCACCTAAGCAATAACCAAAACATAAGGAGTATCAATGGACTTCATCATTGCCAATCAAGCCTTCATCTTAGGGCTTATCACCACCCTGATCGTCTGGATCATTTTCAAGATAACGGGTAAGACCTTGGATAAGACCAAGATCAACTCCGCTCTGGCGATCATCCTCGATATCATCCAGGATATCAAGATCAATCCTGCCACCAAGGACCTCGATGACTATGCCAAGAAGCAGTTGGCAGTCGAGCGGGCTACCAAGAGCCTCCCCAGTAACCAAACCAATCTGGTCATGAAGATCTTCGGCACTATCGGGGGAGCGGTGGAATATGTCTTCCACAACCGTAAGTGGCTGTTCAGTATCGGCAAAGCCATCAAGGGAGTATTTTAGATGCCTCCCACTCCATCTGTAACACCCCCGGTCTATCCGGGCACCATGATTGATAAAGACCTCAACTTCGTTTCTTTAGTTGAGGGGATGATTGCCGATGATATCTACTTCGGGATAGGCACTTACACTGATCTTGATATCGCTGCCCACTTTATCAACCAGACTGCCCTTAACCTCGAGCTAAGTACCAATTATGACATCTTAGGTGAACTTGCCGAGAAGCCGGGCAAAACCGATTCAAAGATCACCAAGCTCAAGACCCGGAACTACAGCATTCCCGGCAAGCGCACTTCAACCATCGAACTCAGTATTGTAGGTCTCTCTGTGAAGCAGAAAGACTTCCTTGAGAGTAGCTCATTCATGGGCAAGAACACGACTATCGTAATCGTATCTAAGGGTAAAGACCGCGCAGTGATCTTTAATGGCTTACGCTGGACAGTAGACTGGTCGGGTGAAGCTGATGGTCTGTTCACGGTCGTTATCAGCACTGAGTTCTCCGGAGTGACTGCAGGTAAGATTTACCTGTTTAAGGATCTTCCAGTCGGAGCATAATCATCGAAACACAAGGATTAAACATGGATTGCCAATGCAAACCCGAGATCAAACAGCGCATCGACAGTGTGCATGAGGAGATCTACGGCAATGGTAACAGCAATAACTCACTGGTAACTCGTATGGCGAGAGTGGAGACGAACATGAAGCTGCTTCTGGGCGTCTCCACTACCCAGTTCTTCATGCTGATCGGCGTTGCCATCAAGATGTTCTTTGGACAATAGAAAAGGAAAACAAACCATGAAGCGAGAACCCCAACTCAGCTATAAACAACTGCGGCAGATACTCTGCCTCACTATCTCCAATACGACACTGAAAGCCAAGCTGGAGGACTTCCTCTCCGGCAAGGTAACCAAGGTCAGTGAACTGGAACTGCTGGAGATCATCTCCCAATCAGAAGCCGATAAAGAGCTGATCCGCATCATCTCTAACCAAGACCCTGATACAATGGATGCCTTGGAAGCCTTGGAGCATATCTCTGCTTTTTTCGTCTATATCAGAGCCAGCAAAGAGAGGTTCAGCGCTTGGCTCGGGAGTTTCGGATTAGCGGTCAAGGTGCAGGAAAATACCCCTACGAGAGCTTCGAAATGATAATGCGTAAGCTTGGCTTCACTACTGAGGACTTCGCTAACCTCACTCTACCGGAGCTCTACCTACGGCTCTGCCTGACAAGTATGAAAGGAGACATCTAATGGATGCACTGATCGGCTGGATCGGAGGTAAACGCCTCCTCCGCAAAACTATCTCACAATACGTTCCCAAGGACATTCAGGGCTACATTGAACCCTTCGGTGGTGCTGCCTGGATGCTGCTCTTCAAAGACAAGTGGGGTGATCTGGAAGTTTATAATGATCTCGACTATCGCCTGGTCAATCTCTTCCTACAAGTGAAGTATCACCCGGATGAGCTGATCAAAGAACTGGACTTTCTGGTTGCCAGTCGCAAGCTCTTTGGCGATATCCTCAAGCAGGAAGGCTTAACCGAGATACAGAGAGCTGCCCGGTTCATGTTCCTCATCACCAGATCATTCGGAAGCAAAGGTGACAGCTTTGGTACATCTCAGAAGCGTGGCACGTCCAGTATGTATAACCGTCTGGAACGCATCAAGGAACTGCACAGAAGACTGGACATGGTCATCATCGAGAACCTCTCTTATGAGAAAGTGATAGAGAAGTACGACACCAAGAGCAACTTCTTTTATTGCGATCCGCCTTACATGCTTGGTTACACTTACGAAAACTCCAAGCAGTTCAGCCATGAAACCCTGAGAGACATCTTGAAGAACATCAAGGGAAGGTTTATCCTCTCCTATGATGACAACCCGGAAGTACTGAAGCTATACAAAGGCTATGATATCAGGCACGTCACCAGAACCAAGGGTATCAACCGTAAGGAAGGCAAGTCCGAGTTCAATGAAGTGATCATCGCCAATTTCGACCTCGTGGATACCGATCAGGATACAGCCAAGACCAAAGCTAAAACCACCAAAGAGATCAGGGGGATATCGTGAATAGTATCATCTCATGGGTAGGTGGCAAGCGTCTCCTGAGAAAGAAGATACTGCCTCTCATCCCCAAGCACGACATCTACTGTGAAGTCTTTGGCGGTGCTGCCTGGATACTGTTCGGGAAATCAGCCAACAAGGAAGACTGGCAGTTGTCCAAGAAGAGCAGATACACTGAAGTCTATAACGACATCAATGGTGATCTGGTGAACTTCTGGAAGTACGTTAAGCAGCATCCTGAAGCGTTTGTTACCGAGTTGAACCAGTACTTGGTATCCAGGGAGATGTTCGACACGTTCACCCAACATGAGCCCAAAACAGAACTTGAACGGGCTATCCGTTTCTACTTCCAGTTATCCTGCAGCTACGGCTCACGCAGCAAGAACTTCTGCATCATGCAGGGCTATAAATACATGCCACTGCGAAACCTGGAGAAGGTAAAAGCTGCCTCGGAACGGCTCAAGCAGGTGATTATCGAAAAGCAAGACTTTGAGAAGATCATTGCCCGTTTTGATACGCCCAACACCTTCTTCTACCTCGACCCACCCTATTACACCAAGGAGCATCTATACGACAGAGAAGACGCAGACGCATTTACCAAGCATGCAGAGCTGGCATCCGCACTGAAAAACATCAAAGGGAAGTTCCTGCTATCCTACAACAATGACCCTTACATCCGCACACTCTACCAAGGCTTCGCCATTGATGAAGTCGAAGCGCAGTACACTGTTTCAGGCAGTTTTCAGTTACAAATCGAGTTGCTCATTAGGAATTATAAGTAAGTTTGATGTCTTATCATTCCTTCTCTTAGCGTCCTCTAACAGGAACTCTTCCCGATCAACAGATAAAATTGTTTCGATGAATTTGATTGTGTTAGCATACTTGCCTATTACAGTTTTTGAGTAAGTGGATTTTGATAGTAACCTGTAAAAACCGTGTAACTTCAGCCCTCTCATATAAATACCATCGGGTATGTTGAACCAAATAAAAGCCCGTGTTTTGTAAGATGTGTTGAATTTAAAAGGAACTTCATAATTCACTAGTTTTTGTAGCTCACCATTCCAAGGATGATTAATGGGTATTTCAAGTATGATTTTTTCGTAAGCATATTTAGCACTAGGAGCAAGAATGATGCCAATCCAATCTGTGCTGTCGTGCCATTCGGATGCTTCATCTATAGCGTTTCCCATAGCGATATTTTGTTTCGTATCGCATATGAAGTCGCCATAACTAATAGCCCCTCTAAAATAAATACCTTGTTTAAAGTACCTGTCAATAAAGGAGTCCAAAATGATCACTATATGCGCTAATAAAATAGTTCTATTTTCCTCGTTTTCATCTGTGCAGGAAAGGCATAACACCAATGTGTCCGAAAGGCATAACACATCAAGATGCCAATAATCTTCAAATCCTTGAATCTCTTTTTCTATGCAATATTTTTGATCGTTGAGCTCTTTTTTAAGCTGTTTCCACAAAGAGAAAAAATCAAAGTTTTGTCTTTTGCTCAGATACTCTTTAAATCCGAGGACATCTAACATGGCTACATATCCTCTTTTCATTTTCTTTTTCATAATATGCTCCAGTACCAAGCAAAATGATGGAGCTGGAAATGTCAATAATTTTCTATGATTTGTAACACTTAGCAAGAGGTATCAACTTAACTATGCCTGACCTAACTTTCAAACTCATCCTCGTCACAGACGATGCCAATGTGAAGCTTGCCGAAGTCAAGCAGGAAGCGGAGTCCACCCAGTCTGTGGTGGAGAAACCTGCTGCAGTCAAGATATCTGCAGAACAGGCTCTGGCTACCATTCGTGATGTGAAGATCGCAGTCGATGGAGTGATCCAGGTAGTCGGTGGTCTGGTGCGTTCCATGAATGGTTTATTGGATGCATCACTGGCTCAGAGACAAGCGGTTACTTTGGCAAAGATAGCCTTTGGAGAAGCTGCGGCTGAGATGGGTGAGTTTGCCTCTGCCATGCAGTCATTAACTAACTTCGAGGATGATCAACTGCTGGCTTTGATGTCCAAACTCTCGCAGACCTTCAAGCTGAATAAGGATGAGATACAACAGCTTGTGCCACTTCTGCTGGACTTTACCGAAGCCAACAAAGCCACCGGGATGAGCGTGGAAAGTGCATTTGATCTTATGGGTCGGGCATTGAATGGTCATACCGAGATGCTGGGACGCTATGGCATCGAGCTTGATGATACCCGGCTCAAGACTGAAGGGGTGTCTTACCTGGTTGAGAAGTTAGGAGAGGACTATGGTGGCACAGCTATCGCTCTGGCTGATTTGAGATTGCAGAATGCCAATGCCTGGGGAGACATCCAGGAGACAGTGGGCGATATGCTGACAGTTCTGATCAATCCGTTACTTCAGGGTCTTCGCTGGCTGATGGATGCCTATCAGAGCTTATCTCCGGTCATGCAAGGCTTCGTTGCCGGTATAGTAGTAGCCATTCCTTTGATCGGAACTATTACAACCACTATCACTGCCTTGACCGCTGCCTATCATGCTCTGCAGGTAGCTATAAACCCGGTGGCAGGGATTATCGGTATTGCTGTGGGTGCATTGTCTGCCTTGGGCTTAGGGCTGGCAGCAGCCTCGGTAAAGACTGATACGGTAACTGTAGCACAGCGTTCTATGAACGATGAGATCAAAGAAGCTCAGAAACAGGTCTCGGTGGAAGCCGAGAAGTTCTCTTTACTGGCTTCCAGGCTCCTGGAGTTACGCTCTGCCAGTTCACTTACGGTATCAGATAAGACCGAGATGAAGAACATCATCCGGTCACTCAATGAGAACTACTCTGAGTACATAGGCAACATCGATCTCGAAACATCATCTTACAATAACCTGGCAACGGCCTTGCGGAATGCTTCAGAGGCACTTGTGCAGAAACAGATAGCTGAAGTTTATGGAGAGAGGTATAATGCTCAGATCAGGAGGGTAGCCGAGCTGCAGATTGAGATCGACTCCCAACAGGCTGAGGTAGATAGGGTCCGAGCCCGCAAACAGCAATTGATGAACTCAGTGGATTGGGATTTCCTGACCAGTGACCGCAATGCCATGGGCTTCAATCCTGCATTATACTTCGGGAATGATGGAGAGTGGAACAAGTTAGAAAGCCGCTTGAACCAGTTCGGTGCTTTGACGGGACAACTGCAAGCGGCCAAGTACGATCTGCAGCAGATAGGTGCAGCCTATAGACAGGCGATGCTTGAAGCTCCGGACCTGAGCTTTGACTCCGGTAATGCTGGTGAATCATCCTCATCTGGTACTGATAACGCTCAGAGGCTCATAGATGAGAGACAGAGACAGCTTGAACAGCTTAGGCAGTTACAGCAGAAGTATGATGTGCTATCTATTGACGATGCAGTTCTTAGAAAACAGAAGGAACTCGAAATCCAGCGGGATGCAGAGCTTGCCAAGGCTCAGTCCTTAGGAGCATCTGAGACTCTTCTGCAGTCTATCAGGGATCACTATGCCGATGAGTCGGTCAGGGTGGAGACAGAAGCCAGCGAAGCCAGATCTGCTCAGATTGAAGCTGAAACCGAAGCCAGACGCAAGGTGCTTGAAGAAGAGAGACGGCAACAGCAGGAACTCCTGGATACCCGCTTCGAGTTCACTCAGCGGAGCTTGGAACTATCAGATAGAACCTGGGATGCGGAGCTGAGAGCCATAGAACAGTACTATGCCAAGCGCAGAGAGAAGCTTCTGGCTGCTGGATTTACCGAACAGCAGATCACAGCCCAAAGCGAAGCTGCCAAGGCTCGGATTCGGAACGACTATGAGATGCGGAACCTGCAAGGTGCCCAGCAGATCATGCGTGACCTTGCCAAGACTTCAGAGATCTTCGGTAAGAAAGGCTTTGCCATGTGGAAGACCCTGGCTATCGGACAGGCGATGATAGACACCTATGCCTCTGCCACAGCAGCCTATAAGTCTATGGTTGGTATTCCTGTGGTCGGACCCGGACTGGCAGTCACCGCTGCTGCGGCAGCAATAGGAGCCGGGCTTGCCAATATCGCAGTGATCCAATCCACTGAGCCACCCAAGGCAGCCAGCGGAGGACTATTAGTCGGTAAAGCGCATAGTGAGGGTGGCATCCTGATTGAAGCTGAAGGTAACGAGTACATCACTGCCAAGGACAGAGTCAAGGCACTGGGTAGGAACCTCTTTGACTTCCTCAACTTCGCACCTATCGAAAAGGTGAAGCTTGCATTTGCAGGTCTGCCTATCCCTTCAGTGCCCATGCCTGCCAACCTGGGCTCATATTATGGCTCTGGTGGCACTGTTTCCGGTGGAGGCAGTATGACTGCGATCATGAACACCATCGTCTCCGTGGTGCGGGAGGAGTTCAGTTCTCTCCGGCAGAGCATAGCCGATAACAAGCCCAACTTCGAGATAAATGTTGATCCCTTGAGTAATGACCCGGTTAGGGTATCCGAGATAGCTGATACCGGCAAGATGATCAGGAGTGAGGTATAAATGCCGAATCTATTTAAGATAGACTTCGTGCAAGGCAATACGGATGCAACCGACTATAACCAGATCAAACATAGCCTGGTGGATACTGCAACTAGTAGAGCTATCATCACTCTAAGTGTCTCAGCCGATAAGCTGCAAGCGGTATCCAACTATAGTAGAGAACCCAAGCGACTCACTTTCGAGTGTTTCCCGACTGTCTGGATACAGGATAACATCCTCTCCGGAACCAATGAATATGAGCGGTATATATCCCACTTTGAAGTTAGGGTCTATCGGGATAATTTTCTGTTTTTTACAGGCATCATCGATACTTCCCAGTTGTCCTTCGATGTAAGCTCCGGCATCCTCAAGTTCACCTGTTACGATAAGATCAAGCTCTTGTCCGTCTATTCCGATCTCACTCACTACTATTCCCTAACTGCAGGATATCTGCCAATCTGGATACTCGGTTACTTCTTGCAGGATATTGAACAGACTATCCCAATCTCTATTCCTTATACTAATCAGTTCACCCCTCCAACCATGAATATCGGTTCGGGCGACTCATTAACCATCGCTCACATCGATTTCGATGACCTGATCCAGTTTCCCAATCCCCCCGGAGGCTGGACCTACTCTCATCACAGCAGTGGATGGCCGGGACCCTTTTGGGGTTACATCGTGGATACGGCAGCAAACAAGATCACCTTTGTCTTTGCCTATAAGAAGGTGATCCAGGCTACCTATCCCAGTCCTGCCACCACACGCTATCAGGGAAGATACCGAGGTCGAGTCTTCAAGTTCTATAACAGCATCTGTCCGGTAGTATCCGAATATGATGAAAAGACCGACTGGGTGGAAGACCTGCCCTCTCTGGATAATGCCTATAACGAGTTCCTCAGCTTCTTTGGTGATAATGGCATCTCCAGTACTACCCTCCTCACGGGACTCAGCAGTACGGGCTTGTTAGATGGCAGAAGCTATGGTAGCAGCCAGTACGTTGGTCACTGGATCGAAGCTCACTTTCATGGCAATCTCTTCCCGGCTAAGCTACAGCCCGGAGAGGCTTATGAGACCTTACAAGAGGAGCAGACCGATAACCTCAAAGCCCTGCAAGCGATGCTGATGCTCTATAATGCCACTATCTTCACCACTGCCAATGGTAACATCATCCTCAAGAACAAGGATGCTTATGCCACTGTCATAAACAACATAGCCGATGAGGATGTGGTATCCATTATCGTCAAGCGTGGCAACCAAGAGAAACCCGATATCAAAACCATCGATGTCCTGGGTGGCGATACCAATCAACTGCAAGGGCTGATCAAAGACTACCTGATCGACTTCTATGACTCTAAGTGGAGCGTAGAAACGACTATCGATCAGCTTGCCAAATACAATCTCTCACTCCAGTCCAAGATACGCATCCAGAATAAGGTTTATGCCATTACCGAACTGGAGAGAGACTACATAAATGATGAATACAAGGTGAAAGCATGGCTGCTATAAAGGGCTGGAGACTGATCCGACTCAGCACTCAAGGAACATACTACTTTAACTGTACCACCGGGCAGGTAGAATACTCTCCCCGTCGTAAGTACCGCATCGAGAAGAAGAATGCCTTTGATCCTTCCATCCTGCATCAAAGAGATGAATACAGGGAGGATTCCTTTGATCTGCAGGCAACCCTCAATCCTGATGAGTATTATACCCTGATGAGCTTCATTACCTCAACTGGCAGACTCTTTCTCGAATACACCGCCTATAACGAAGTCAAGAGCCAGTTCCCGGTCACAGTCTCTCAGTTCCCCAAGTGTCCGGATGATCTGCATGAGTATCCTGAGAAGGTCAAGTTCTCACTCGAATCCAGATACATCGGATCACCTGGCTATATCGACTTCGGAATCATTGTCATTGAAGACGATAACGACACTGTAACATCAAACTAACAGAAGGAGCATTGATGTTCAAATATGGAATCAGCTACTATATAATGGAAGACGGGGCAAGGAAGCCTCAGTCTGGAGTGGATGTTCGTTTACTCAGACCCGGAGCCGACTGGCAGAGTGGGATCAGGCTCAATGAAACCGAAAACTCAGGCTATTATGAATGCCTGATCGAAACTGAAGCCGATTGCGGTTTCTATGAGATCTGGGACAATCGTGGCAACCCCAATGGCAGCTTCGGAGGCAAGACCTGTACCATCGGTAAACTCGATGCCAGGGGTCTGCAGAACGACTGTATCTACGGCAATCACATCTTGGATGGAGTGGTAACCGGAAGCAAGATAGCCAATGGAGCAGTATCTGCTAATCATCTTGATAACAGCGTGTTCACTCTTTCAAAGCTGCAGCACGAGCTTCAAGATCAGGATAAGGGAATCGGAGATCAGACTCAAGCTACCCCTGCCAGCATCAGAGACGACAGGTTCATCTCTCACAAGCTTGATAAGGAATACAATACCATTCCCCATATCATCCTGACCAACCAGTGCAATTGCTTCCTGTATATAGCCGACATCAAACTGGATGGTACTCAGGTCACCATAACCATCGGCATAGGGCAGGTTTTCGATGCACAGGAAGGGAAGTACCAGATCATCGCCTTGTACTACTAAAACGCAGATACCAGACCAAGAGAGAAACCCGGCATCGCCGGGTTAAGTGTGATAGATTAGCTTCCGCTTACTTCTTTTCGAGCCTGCAGATCAGCTCAGCCATCAGGTTGATCATCTCCTTGTAATCGCTGCATTCCCAGGCATCGTCAGCTTTGATTTTGATCTCTTCCTCCGTCATCTTCTCCGACTGCAGCCAGGGTCCCCGGAACTGATTCCACCAGCTTCTATAGTGGAACTCACCCGCGAATGGATCGTCAACTCCCTGATCGCTCTCCGAGCCATTCAAACCAGTCTTATCCATCTCGATCACCCGCATGGTTGATCCTAACTTCAATACCCCGTTCTTCTCTGCCAGAGCTTCAACAGGCTGCTCCGTGCCATCTTCTCTCATCAATACGAGCTGGCTGCCTGATTTCACCATCTCCTCCAGCGTTGCCTGCTCTTTGCCATGCTTGTTTTGCTTGTTCATCTTGATCTCCTTTTCGGTTACCCGACTGTTGATTAATGGGTTCTACATAGAACCAGTGGCAACCGTGGTCAAGTCCTTTCTGCACAATAGCATAAGATTGATAGCAGATTGATGCTTGACAAAAAAGGCGTGATATCAGAGAATGCAAACAGCCTACAGACCCTACATAGAATGCCCTCCGATACATGGGGACACCGCCCGGTGCTCCCCATGTTTTTTTATATCCTCAAAACCCATTTGAAGAAATCAGTGACCTTTTCTTGAAGAAATCAGTGATCCTTTCTTGAAGAAATCAGTGACCTTTCCTTGAAGAAATCAGTGAGCCATTTGAAGTTTTCAGTGAGCCATTTGAAGAAATCAGTGATCCAAATGCCACCATGGGAAGTGCCCAAAATACCACCGATTTTGCCACTTGAAGTTTTCAGTGAGCCAAATTGAAGTTTTCACTGACTCTTTATATCCAGCAAAGATAGTTACTGATTAGACCGACTTTTAGTGAAACACCCTTGGATTTGGATGACTTTGTAGGCAAAACACCCTTGGATTTGGATGACTTTGTGGCTACAATTACCTTGACATGATTTTCTATCTCCATTTATTTGAACCAATTGTGAATTAGGAGATCGAGATGTTTAATCGTCAGATAATTAATCAGCTGAGAGAGTGGTCAAAAAGTCCCTATCGGAAGTCATTAGTTTTGCGTGGAGCCCGACAAGTAGGTAAGACTACCGCAGTTCGGATGTTCGGAAGCGAATTCGACTGCTTCATCGAGCTCAATCTGGAAGTGCCTGCAGAGCGTGATATCTTCATTGACGGCACTGATGTTGACTCGCTGTTTAATCTCATCCTGCTTAAAAAGGGTGTTCATGCCCGGGGGAAAAGGATTTTGCTGTTTATCGATGAGATTCAGCATTCGCCGCAAGCGCTGCTTAGCCTCCGTTACTTTTACGAAAAGATGCCCGAACTATATGTGATTGCTGCAGGTTCTTTGCTGGATGTATATCTGAAGCGTAATCGGTTGGAGATTCCGGTGGGTAGGGTTGAGTATCTTTGGATGCATCCCTGCAACTTCGAAGAGTATTTGCAAGCAGCGGGACAAGATCAAGTGCTGGAGCTATTGGGCACAATCCCTTTCCCGGATTGGGCATATCCTGTTTTAAGAGAGAAATTTCTGGAATATGCCTTGGTGGGCGGCATGCCGGAAGTGATCAGGGTTTGGCTGGCAACCGGCAATATCATGGATGTTCGCAGGATTTTGGGCAACCTCCTGCAAACCTATCGCGATGATGCCGTAAAATACGCCGCATCCGGAGATCAGGCCAATGTTTTAGGGCATTTGATCAACACTGCGCCTACACAGGCTTGCAAATTGATCAGTTTCGAGCATTTTGGAGAATCCGATTTCAGGTCTCAAACCGTAAAAAATGCCTTCACTTTGTTGGAGCAGGCTTCATTGTTGCAACTGCTGCATCCCTATGGCAATGCGGTGTTACCCTCTTTGCCAAAGCTGAGCAAACGACCCAAACTGCTCTTTCTTGATACTGGATTCGTGAATCTCCAGGCTAATATCCACGAGCAATACTTCACTAATCAAGGGCTGAACTCCATCTACAAAGGTGTGGCCATGGAGCATCTGGTGGGGCAACAGTTGCTGTCAAAGGCTGCCGGAGACGGTTTCGAACTGGGAACTTGGAACCGAAGTGCCCGCAATTCGAGTGCGGAAGTAGATTTTGTGATTATCCGGGGGAAGCGCATGATACCCATCGAAGTGAAGGCAGGTAAGTCCGGAACTTTAAAATCCTTATTGCTGTTCATGGAGGAAGCTGATCATGATCTGGCAGTAAGAATTTATGATGGGCAAACTAATTGGGAAACATTGTCAACCCCTTCCGGAAAGCAGTTTCATCTGCTAAACCTCCATTTGGGTTTATGCACAGGTCTGAACTTATATTTGGATGCGTTTACAGAGCGATGAGTAAGAGAACCATCTTGGTGAATCCCGCTCCAAGTCCGGAACTTATGCCGGATTCTGCTCCCCGGAAAGTGGTGGATTATAGCTATGAAGGAGGTGAATATAATTGTTGACAAGAATACTGAGATACATTTACTACGCTTCATAGGTAATCGGTAAGCACATGAAGGAGCTTTTGCTATGAATACATTGTACTATGGTGATAATCTGGACATCATGAAAGAGCACATTAAAGATGAGTCTGTAGATTTGATCTATCTGGATCCGCCCTTTCAAAGCGGAAGGAATTATAATATCATCTTCAAGCCCGAAAAAGACGGCGTGAAAGGCGCTACTTCACAGATAGAAACATTTGAAGATACTTGGCTTTGGGGCGAAAAAGCCGAAGACGAATATAATAGCCTGATCATGGGCACCTTAACGAAAACGCATCCTCCGCAGAAATTGATAGATTTGATGAAGGCAATGCGCAGCTATCTGGATGCTTGTCCGCTGATGGCATACCTGTGCATGATGGCTCCCCGATTGATGGAAATGAAACGGGTATTGAAGCCTACAGGGAGTATCTATCTGCATTGTGATCCCATTGCCAGCCACTATCTTAAGTTACTGATGGATGCAGTATTTGGGACAAGTAACTTTAGGAACGAAATTATATGGAAAAGAACAGATTCCAAAGGCAATGTGCAGAAGAAATTTGGTTGGATACATGACGTAATTCTATTTTATTCCAAAACCAATGACTGGAAATGGAATCAGCAATTTATGGATTATGATAAAGAATATACAGATGCTTTCTATTCTCACGTAGATGAAAATGGAAGAAGATATCAAGCAACAGATTTAACTGCCCCAATGTCAAGAGCATCCAAAGGGCAAGTTTATTCTTGGAAGGGTTATACGCCACCAGCCTCAAGGTGTTTTGTCTATAATATTGAGAAGATGGAACAATTAGACAAAGAGGGTCGAATACTACACACAAAGAGTGGAAACCCTCGCTATATAAGATACTTAGATGAGATGGAAGGTAATAAATGCCCAGATATTTGGACAGATATAAAAATAGCACCTAAAGAGGAACGTTTAGGCTATCCTACGCAGAAACCTGAAGCCTTGTTGGAGCGCATCATTAAAGCCGGTAGCAACGAAGGGGACGTAATCCTTGATCCCTTCTGCGGTTGTGGAACGGCTGTAGCTGTGGCAGAAAGGCTAAACCGAAATTGGATCGGTGTGGATATTACCTATCTATCCATAGACGTAATCAAGAAACGCTTCGAAAAGAATAAGATAATGGAAGGAAAGGACTTTGTGGTGAAAGGCACCCCTAAAGACCTTCTCTCTGCCTCAAAACTGGCAGAAAAAGATCCCTTCCAGTTTGAAGTGTGGGCTGTTAGCCAGCTAAACGCCATACCTACGGTAAAAACAGGTGATAAAGGGGTGGATGGGGTGATTAACTTCATAGATTCCAGCAAGAAAAACGGTGTGGGGAAAGGGATTATCTCCGTAAAAGGTGGAAAGAGTATCAATCCCGCGATGGTGCGAGACCTCAAGGGAACTGTGGAAAGCCAGAATGCAGATTTTGGGATACTGATAACACTGGTAGAGCCAACTCGTGGCATGATCGAAGAAGCAGCGAAAGCAGGTAAGTTTGAATATCGTCTAATTCAGATGAGTCAAGCATTTTCGATACCCCGCATCCAGATAGTTACCGCAGAACAACTGCTTGCCAATCCGATACCTGTGCATCTGCCTAATACTGCGATAGACCCGTTTAGGAAACCGGAGATAAAGAAAAATAAAGTCTTTCAAGGGGAGATAGAGTTTTAGAGCATAGTTCTAACGAAATGCACTTGGTACACTTGCATATTCGACCTAGTGTGGAAGATTTTTGAATTTGTATACTCAAAATTATTCTTGACAGAAAGTACCGTATAAAAGTAGTTTAACCATGCTATGGATAGTATTCTTAAGTTTCGATTCCTTGAAAGGAATAAAAAGAGTGTTTAAGAAACTAGATAGTGTACATTAATTGACTGTCAAGAAAGCATCAATACTGTGTATGTATAGTGCTTAGAACAAATAAAGACATGGAGGTCTTTTAAAATGGACAATGAAAAGATAACTGAACAAGAAGAAAAAGCTAACAATCATGAGTACAACATTATTGTTAACAGCCGCCCCAAAATTGTTACATCACGGGAATTAGAGTATCCTGAGGTGCTTCAATTAGCTTTTGATCCAGTACCAACAGGGCCAGATTATTTATTTACTGTGGTATATCGCAGAGGTCATGGAAATAAGCCTGAGGGCACTTTGGTTGCTGGTCAATCTGTAAGAGTAAAAGAAGGTATGATCTTCGATGTCACAGCAACTAATAAATCATAG